TGTAAGGTGGCACGAGCTGTAGCACTACGATAGTCTCGATCAATCCTGGCGCGTAGCTGACTTCTGGACTCGAAGCGTAAATCCAATCGTAGTTGGCAGGAAATGTAAGCCCTGACCCGGCCAATACTGACGCGGGCAAATCAAAAGCTGTAAAGCGACCGTGCGTTAGGTAATGGTTAGTAATACTCGTCTGCTGTGCTGCAGTTAGCCCGCGGAATGTAAAACGCAAACTATGGCCGAATGCTGAGTTTACGTGACGCACATTTGTTTCGTCACCAGTGAGCACTACTATCGAAGTGCTAGCTGAAACGCCTGGCGTATAGGTGCGTGTTTGTGGCTGTAGCGCAGGGAAGGTGGCCATGACTATAACGGTGTGACAACAACGAGGAATGTATACGACCTAGAAACAGAACTGGATCCTGTGTTGTTCCAGCCTACCCCTCCGATAGTTTGGGAAGTAACGCCAGCAGAAGAGAGAAGTTCCAGTCTTGTAAGGCTGGAGTTGTCGGTCCCAGGCCCCGGGGGATTAGGTCCGCATACTGTGTCAGTTTGAACGCTGGTGGGACCGACTATCCTCCATCCTGTGATGCCGTAGTACACATCTGTATCCGATACGGTTTGCGTCCCAGCTGGCTCGATCACATAGAACGGATCGCAGTTAAACCAAAGGCTTGAAACAACTGTTGTTGTATTCTCAACCTCTATAGTTTGCGGCACGCCGGTGCCATTCCACGCCGAAGACCCCATTAGAGACGAAGTAAAAGCTAACCCAAACCCGGTAGGGGACCCTGAATCAGGGCACCTGCCTCTTGCGTAAACAGTTTTGCCGGAATCTGCAAACTGCCACGTATATGTGGCTGCGACGCCTTCAGATACGATCGTCTCCTCGCCTGTGTCTGGATCAACCAGCACCCATTCTGTGTACATACCAGGGCATGATTCTTCTAGCTCCAATTCGTCGCCTGGCAGTGGCTCACCGCCTGGGCCAGTTGGGCCTGTTATCTCAGGATCAACCGGCTGATCTAGCGGGTCGGTTGGATTGCTAGGTCCGTTATCAGGATTGGGCGGCGCTTCGGTCAACGGATCAGGCGTCTCGCCGGGTGGCGTTGTCTCTGGCGCATCCGGTACGTTGTACTCAAGATCCTCGGGGTCTGGCAAATTGGGATCAACATATGGATCCGTTCCTATTGGCGTCGTATTACCCGCCCGTCCCGGAATATCACACGTAAATGCGCCGCGACCTGTTGGCAGCGTATAGCCAGGCGCCGTGGCGTCATTGACGATCAATGCAAGAATGCTTTGGCCAAAACTGTTGATTGGAAAGTGCGTAAGGTCAAGTTCGACAATGCCTTCGATGTTGCGATTGATGCGCTCCACTTCGTATAGATAGTCGTGCATACTGATCACATCGACATCTGTCTCACGGCGTAGCAACACGCGCACAATGTCGCCCAATGCAAGAGTGCTATTAAATGCAGCAGGGCGCACACGCAGCCGCAGGTTGTGCTTGATATATCTGCGCCGCGCCGCGAAATAAGCGCCGACCTTGACTGCGTGCAATTCGTTTGTGCAGAACTGACTTAGGTCATACTGCTCGAATGGACCATTCAATGCCCGACCATCAATACGCACCTCAGTGGTGCGGACGATTCCAATGTCACCGTCTGGCTGTTGTCGCCAGATCATCTGGGCACAGATCGGCTTGCGCTCAGCCAAGGGGATATATTCAATTTCAAACCCATCCGGCAAGATGTCTTCTTCGGAAAAGGTATAAACCCAGCTAACGGCAGCAGTCGAGATGGAGCCGCCTGTCGTTACCGGCAACCGTGGACGAAATGCTTTTTTGCCATTCTTGTCTGTGATGCGAAGCAGGAACAGAGTAGAGATCTGCTCCATCCATTCTTCAAGATTGGTCGACTGATCAAAGATGCCGTTGAAGTGAAGGCCGTTGGCATCAGTAAACTCTGCGGCATTCTCCATTTCCACCAAGTCCAGCATCGCCTCAGGAAAGCGGCTGCTCTGGCGGATCAAATACAGCGCCAAATCGATCAGGTTATTGCTTGAGCCAAGCGTGTTATCAAGGATGCGCGTAACTTCCATTCCATCGCGCACAAAGCAATGAACTTGCTTATCCCATGTGTCGTCACCATCGGGGTGCAAGTTGGTGTAGCTCAGCGTCGTCATGTTGGCATAGCTGCCGCCAGTGCCGCAGAATGCCGGGCAGTCCCATGGCGTTGTGCCTGCAACGATGGTAGTCAGGTTGCCAGGTAGCCAGTTGCCGGTACGCGCGTTGTAGGACTGCTGCCAGGTGCCAACGCGGCAGCCGCGCTGAAATAAATCACGCAACTGCTGTTGCGGTAGGTCGCCTTCGCTGAGCACTAGTTGCAGCTTGACCGTTAGTTCATTCGTGATAGGACTATTTGCATAGCTGCCTTCAGTGGCGCCAGGGCTGACAAATGCCCCACCGATTTCACCAACACGCCTGCAGAACACAATCGGCACAGGCTCTCCTACTACGATTGAGCGCTGCCTGGTATCCAATGGGTTTTGGCCGACAGCAGCAGCTTCCTGCAGTGGCGTGACAATCAAACCCGTCTGGTATGGCAGAAGCGCAATCGGATCGGTGATGTTGCTGCTCATAGCCTGATCGGCGCTCCGACGAGCTGTGATGTGTATTTGCGTGGTGGCGCCTGCGCACCAATAGGAGCAAGGCTTGACCCTAACGATACTTCTAGAACTGAGAACGATCCTGACACGCCAACCACCTCGCCCACAAATGAACCGATCAATAGCTGACCGGACTGCGGAATGACCTGCGACAAGCGGCTATCAAACTCGTAAACACGCAGTTCAATCAGATGGTTTTCGTTTAATGCAGATTCAAACAATGAGACTGCTGCCGCAGTTGCAGGCACGGATACGGAAACGCTTGCATCGCTTCCAACGCTGCCGCCAATCAAGCCATTACCAACAAATGGGAAGTAACTCCATGAGTTGCTTTCCCATGTCACAGTCTGCCCGACATAATACGATTGCCAGCGCAGATAGGTTGTAGCGCCGCTGTAAATTCTGAGATACTGTGACTGGGCTCTATTGCTCATCGGACTCCTGCGTAACGACGTCCGCCGCTGGTGCGGTTGCTGCCGAGTAATTGATTGGCGAGGCTCTGAAGGCTGCGCTCAAGGTCTTGCGTGGTGACATAATTCTGCCCACCTTGCTGCATCACTGGTCCGGTCTGCAGGTTGATTGTAGGCGGCGTGTCCACGATGGCTGTATTAGCACTCCCGCCCGGTTGCATAGAAAGTCCGCTAGTTATTGGCAATTTGGCACTGCCTGCCATATTGGTGCTGGCAGCGGCTGTTTTCTGGCTATAGTCACGAAGGGCAATTTGCGCAATTTGATCTCTTGCTTTCTGGAAGATGTCGCCCATGATACTAATATCTTTATTAGCGGCAAACTTGCTTGCATCCTCCCAGATCTTGAGCGCCTTTTTTTGTAGCTCAGGATCTTCAATGCTCATAGCGCCGCCATAACCAGTTGCAGCGGCACCTTGAAGGTTCGATTGAGCGCCAATCTTGACGATTTTGTTGACTGCCTCTGCAGTCTTTTCTGCCGCCATGCCGGCCCGCTCCATGTTGTCGGCAAACTTCGTTGATGAGGACGCCGCTTTCGCGGTTTCCTTGGCTGTAATGTTTTGCTGGAAAGCAAGCTTGGCAGCATTAACTTGACTGTCAAATGTTGCATTGGCTTGCTGGCGTTGGAATACTGCAATCTCCTCAACAGCCTGCACATTCTGAAAAGCGATTTGCAAAGCAGATTGCTGTTTAGAAAGTGCCCGTTCAAGTTCGGTTGTATTCTGCTGCCTTGCGCGTGCAATGGCCAATTCAACTTGCAGCGATTCAAGTGACAGCGCCTGAGTGCGCGCAGCGATCTGCGCGCGATCAATCTCTGTTTGAATCTGCAATTTGGCCATAGCCAAGACAGATTCTGCATTGGCGATTTCTACCTGATAAATGCGGTTGGCGATAGCCTCGCGCTCTTGCTGAGTTTTTGCTTGTTCAAGTTGAGTCTGTAGTTGCTGCTTGATTGCGTTATTTACCGCTTGCTCAGCTTGAGCGCGAGCCTCGGAAATCTTTAGACTGTTTTCAATCCTGCTTAATCCTTCATCTTGGGCAGTTGTGAGCTGCTCATAAGCAGCTTTTACGCGATCTACCTCTTCTTTATACGCTTTAGTGTTTTCTTTTAAGGCTTCCTGTTTATCTTTGACGCTTTCAATTTCAGGTGGTACAGATGAATACTTATTGAGAATCTGATCAATCTCACCAGTCAAACCTTTGCTTTCGTCTTTAACTTTAGTCGTTTCATTGGCGGCTGCGTC